CGCTGCACGCCCGGCTAGTGCTTCTCGTCCAGCAGCCGCTCCTGCACGTCCAGCAGCAGCTCCTGTTCGTCCAGCTAGTTTTGCTCGTCCGGCTAGCGTTGCTCGTCCGGCTAGTGCTTCTCGTCCGGCAGCCACTCCTGCCCGTCCGGCAGCAGCTCCTGCACGCCCAGCAGCAGCTCCTGCTCGTCCAGCTAGCTCTGCCCGTCCGGCAGCCGCTCCTGCTCGTCCAGCAGCAGCTCCTGTTCGTCCGGCAGCAGCTCCTGCACGTCCAGCTAGTTTTGCTCGTCCGGCAGCTCCTGCTCGTGGTGCGGCTGTCGGTCGCTCCATCCTTGGGGGCGCAATGACGTCTGACGTAAATTCGGTTCCGATGGGTCGTGGCGTAGCTATGAACGCTCGGCCAATAGATGCGCCTGTTCGTCGTTTGGCTATGAATGCCAAGCCACTGTCTTTACCGGGTCGCGGCAGTGGCTTGGGTGGCGGCAGGCAGAGCATCAGTGTCGGCGGTATGCCACCCCCGCTTAGGGGCTCTGGCATGAAGAAATCCTTCATGGACAAGATTGATCGCTCGGGTCGTGGTGGGGCCGTGAATGCCCTTCCAGTGAATCGTGGCGGTGGAATGACATCCGACGCCAATTCTGCTCCAATGGTTCGCAACTTCCGTCCGATAAAGGATGTTGATCTTGATCTTCCGATAATGAAGGCCGGTGGTGTTGTTCGTGGTAGCGGTCTTGCCCGTAAGGGTGTCGGAATGGCTCTCGCAATGCGCGGTGTTGGTCGCGGAAAGATGGTATAACATGGCAAAAGACAAACCCACAAAAGAAGAGGCGGCGACAGGCGCAGCAGACATGATCTATGCGCTTAGTCAGGGCTTGGGCATGGGCACCCGTAGCCCCGGAAGGTTTGTTGATCTTCTCGGCGGCACAGGACTTGCTGTTGCCGGTACAAATAGGGAGGGCCAGACAGGCGTCCTGATTGGCAACAAGTTTGTGCCGACAAGCCAGAATTACTACGAATCCCCGTACTCCCCCGGGGATTCATCGGATGATGAGGAAAAGCCTTCAGGCAAGCCGATCAAGGATGTTGACCTTCCGATAAAGGTTGGCAGCAGATTGAAGGCTTCTGGAATGAAGGCCGGTGGCCTTGTCCGTGGTGCCGGTAAGGCAGAACGCGGTCGCGGTCGCGGAAGGATGGTTTGAGAAAATGAAGTACACATACAGGAAGAAGATGGCGGAAGGTGGCAAGGTTGGCTACACCGCCAAGGAGCGCAAGGGTCTCCGTCGCCTCATCGAGGAGATGGCCGATCCCTATGCCGGTGATGTGACGGGCGGTAGCTCTGTCACCATCATCAAGAAGAGCAAGAAGAAGATGGCTGCTGGCGGCATTGTGAATGCTCCCGCCCGCTCTCATCGTGACATGCGGGCTGGTGCCGGTAGCGGTGTCGGTCGGCTTCAGAAGACCAAAATCCAGCGGGGTCGCTAAAATGCAGAAGCAGAACGCACGGCTCAAGGACCCGTCGGATGCCACCGTTGAAGGCGGCATGCGGCGCGGTGTAAACGTCGGGAACATGAAGATCCTGAAGAAGCCCATGAAGATGCGCGGCGGTGGTGCCGCGACGAAGGGTCTGAGGATCTCGGAGAAGCAGGGCTGATATGGCCTTCACGTATGCACAGCTTGTAGATGCGATCCACGGCTACCTTCAGGTAGACTCGAATGGTATCTCGACTACCGATATGGACACGATCATTCGGCAGGCCGAGCAGCGCATCTACTATGACGTGCAGATCCCGGTCCTCAAGAAGAACGTGACGGGCAACCTGACGGCGAACAATCGCTATCTCACGACCCCGACGGACTATCTGGCGACATACTCCATTGCCGTGAACAACAACGGCACATACGAGTATTTGCTCCCGAAGGAGGTTGCGTTTCTACGTGAAGCATACCCCTCCACCGCGACGACCGGTGTTCCCCGATACTACGCGATCTTCGACAACGATACTTTTTTGATCGCTCCTCCCCCGAACGCCGCCTACGAAGTCGAGCTTCACTACTTCTACGAACCGGACTCAATTGTTGACCAGCCAACCGGCACATGGCTCAGCGAAAACGCCGAAAATGCTCTACTGTACGGCTGCCTATTTGAGGCGTACACGTACCTCAAGGGCGAGCAGGATCTTATTGGCCTTTACGCCGGGAAGTACAAGGAGTCGCTACAGGCGCTCAAGGTCATTGGCGAAGGCCGTAACCGTTCCGACACGTACAGAAATTCTGAACCCCGCATCACGCCGAACTGATGAACAATGGATTTGGCTCCGTAGGAGCATTTGAGGTACGGACCACGCACGAGCGGGGTTTTACCGTTGAAGAGATTGCCGAAGACCTTCTGAACAAGCTCTTGTTCATTTCGTCGGAGGCCCACCCGGCAATACGAGATCAGGCGATGGCGTACAAGGACCGTATCCGTCCCGCGATCATTCACTACATGAAACAAGCTGTAAGGTCAGACCGTACAACTCTGGCGGCGCAGCTAGGCAAGCAAGGCCATAACGACATGGCCGAAATCATCAGGAGGCTCTAGTGGCAATTTCCACGGCTATGTGTACATCGTTCAAGTCGGAACTCATGTCCGCCTTGCACGACTTCGACAACCCGGGTGGCAACACCTTCAAGATCGCTCTCTATACCTCGTCCGCCACCCTTGGCGCTTCGACGACGGCGTATTCCACGTCAAACGAGATCACCGGCACAGGCTACAGTGCTGGCGGCAACACGCTAACATCGGTGTCTCCGACCACCTCCGGCACAACGGCCTATGTTGACTTTGCCGACACGACTTGGTCTTCTTCCACGATCACCGCCAACGGTGCCCTGATCTACAACGCCAATTCATCCAATGCGGCTGTTGTGACCTTGGCATTTGGTTCCGACAAGTCTTCGTCCAACGGCGACTTCGTGATCGTTTTCCCCACCGCCAACGCGACCGACGCCATCATCCGCATCGCCTAATAAGGTATCGCCATGGCCGACGCAATCGTCCCATTCCAAGGCTGGGGCTCGTTCGGCTGGGGCGAGGCCCCTTGGGGGTATTCCGGGATACTGGACACCGGAGCGACAGGATCGCCCGGTAGCGTAACTGTATCTGGAAAGGCAAATGTAAATGTAAACGGTGTCTCAGCGACCGGCAGCGCTGGTAGCGTCGGGGTAATCGCTAGTGCCTTTGTGCCCGTCAGCGGCCTTCAGGCGACGGGTTCTGTTGGATCCGTAACGGTATCCGGCAAGGCAAACGTCCCGGTAACTGGCGTATCCGCGACGGGCGCGACTACAGCGCCGACCGTCTCTGGCAAGGCAAATGTTCCCGTTACCGGCCTTTCTGCCACCGGATCTTCCGGCAATGTAACTATAACCGGCACGGCAAATGTCGGTGTTTCTGGCTCTCAGGCAACTGGTGCCGCAGGCACGGTAACGGTCCGCAGCGTCAATTACATATACGTGGTCGGCGTTGAGGCAACCGGAAGCCCGGGTTCTGTAACCGTCTCTGCCGACGCGAATGTCAGTGTCTCCGGTAGCCTTGCCACAGGAGGTGTCGGCACCCCAGAGATCCAGACAGACCAAGTGCTTAGCGTCACCGGAGTCTCTGGCACTACTGCCGTCGGCAGTGTTATAATCAAGGTGAACTCAAGCGTTACGGTCGAGGGTTCCACGGCGTATGGATATGCCGAGGAAGTGACCGTAAACCTCGGAAAGACTGTATATCTGGTCGGTGTATCCGCCACCGGATATGTAAACAACGTGGCTTTGATCTGGAGTCTTGTTGATACAGACCAGACTCCAGATTGGCAGGCGATCTCTGATGGGCAAAGCCCCGGATGGTCTTCTGTATCCACCCCGCAAACTCCCGGGTGGACCCCGGTTACAGATTCTCAGACCCCGGATTGGGGGCCGGTGAGCGACTCACAAACAACCACTTGGACGCAAATAGCGGCGTAGGCACATGGCATCAACATACTCTCCCAATCTCCGTCTTGAACTCATTGGAACCGGCGAGCAGCAGGGTACGTGGGGTACAACCACGAACACCAACCTTGGCACCCTCCTTGAGGAGGCGATTGGCGGTTACGTCTCTGTTACGGTTTCCAACAGCGGCGACACAACCCTTTCCACCAACAACGGCTCTGCCGACCAGTCCCGTAATGCGGTCATCAATCTAACCGGCACCATTACCGCCGCCCGCAATGTGATCTGCCCCGCGATTGAAAAGCTATACGTGGTGAAGAACGCCACGACCGGCGGATTCAGCGTGACATTCAAGGTGTCTGGCCAGACCGGCGTTACCATCCCTAACGGCGAAACGTACTTCCTTTATGTAGACGGCATTGACGCCAATAAGATCGTCGGCAATGTGGCGTCCACAAATGCCACGAACACGTTTACCGAAAACCAGATTATCTCTGTCACAGACAACACCGATGCCGCCTTGCGCGTTACACAGCTTGGTACAGGTAATGCCATTCTGGTAGAGGATGAGACTAACCCCGACGCGACTCCGTTTGTAATCAACGGTGTTGGAGTAGTAACGAGCGGCGCAACATCTGCACCAGCAATCGGCGGCAACCTGTTCAGGGCGAATCTCCTTGGTTCTGGCTCTTATTATGCTGCGGCGTTTGGTTATACTGCTCCAAGTACGCTTACCTCAATAGTGACCTTAGTAAAAAGCCGTGGAGCAGATTGGTCAACGAGAGGGTCGGTAATACAAGATGATCGCCTTGGCGATATATCTTTTGTTGGTGATGACGGGACAAACCTAACCTCCATTGGAGCAATCATTCGTGCTGCCGTTGATGGAACTCCGGGGACCGGAGATATGCCGGGGAGACTTGCATTCCTTACTACATCAGATGGCCTTGCTATCCCTACGGAGCGTATGCGGATTAACTCAAAAGGCAATGTAAATATCGGCGATGCCGCCGACCCCGGTTATGTCCTCCAGATCACCGGAAGCACAAATATTACTGCCCTTATGGTTGGTTCAATAAGCGGAACCACGCTCACGATCACATCCGTATCCTCTGGCTCCATTTCGGTTGGTGATCGAGTGTTCCTTGGGACATCCGGCCTTGATTACAACACATACATAACCGCCCTCGGCACCGGCACTGGCGGCGTTGGCACCTATACGATCAACAACACTGCCACGGTCGCCAGCACGGCAATGTACTTTTCCGCTTCAAAAAACAGTACGATTAGCTTCGTTAATACCGACACGTCATTCGCCGCAAATCAGCCGATTGGCAGTATTGAGTGGTACGGATCAGATGCAGACACTCCCGGCGCTGGCGTTAAGGGGTACATTGCTACAATTTCCGAAAGCTTGACTCCAGATACAGCAATGCTGTTCGGAACGTCCGACAATACAGCCAGCACACAGGCTGTTGAGCGCATGCGTATCGCGTCCGATGGCAAAGTCGGCATAGGAACTAAGGCGCCCGGAAATCTTTTGGATGTAGGCGGAGCGGCACAGGCGACCACCTTTGAGGTTGGTAACGTATCCGACACGACTATCTCTCGCGTGTCTGCCGGTGTTATCGCGGTTGAAGGCGACACGGTGGCAATGCTTACTGCGGCCCAAACTTTTGCGGGCCTCAAGACCTTCACCGGAGGAATTCAATCCACCGCGAATGCCATATATAACGTCCAGAACGCCAACACAAAGACTGTTGCCAATGCCGCCATCGGGGCGACGGGCTCGCAGTATATTGGGTGGAGCGCGACTGGCTCTGCGACCGCAGTTGGCCTCGGAAACCAGTCTACTGGCACAGGTGGTGTATTCTACGAGGGGTACAAAGCCCGTGGCGGCGACACCACCACGATTACCGCAGCCGCAAGCGGCGATGACATACTTACGATTCGCGGCTCCATCTACGACGGAGCCGCTTGGAGGTCATCGGCAAAAATTACCTTCAATGTTGACGCAGCCGTTTCTTCTGGTGATGCTCCGGGCGCGATAACATTCTCGACTACAAGCGATGGCGCGTCAAGCGTAACGGACAGGTTCAAGATTGATAGCAGCGGCGACTGCTTGGTCATTGGAACAAGCCTCCTTGGCTATGGCGCTGGCTCTGGTTCCAGCGTCACACAGGCCACCAGCAGGACAACCGGCGTTACAATAAATAACCCCGTTGGAAGGATTACGCTCGTCAGCGCGGCTGGATCGCCGACTTTTGCATCATTCACCGTGACCAACTCAACCGTTGGAACAAGCGACTTAATCGTCGTTAACCAAAGGACTGGAACAGACTTATACGAAATCCACGTAACGGCGGTTTCTGCCGGATCCTTTAGGCTGTCCTTCCGGACTACCGGCGGAACGACAACGGAAACGCCAACATTCTCATTCGCTGTTATCAGCGGCTCCATAACCTAAGAGGAATATATGTACCTTGCATTTGTCACCCACGACCTAAATCACAACACGCTTGAGGCGAATTGGCTTGAGCCCGTCGTCAACGAGTACGGCGAGGTTGTTTCGTTGAAATCCGTTCAGCGCCGCAACTACAGTCAGGATCAGAAGGCAGAGTTTGAGGCTGACTGTGGTGCTGGTTCCAACAAGTACACGCAAATGGCGGGCTGGTAAAAATGATTGAGGAACTCGTCGCCCGGGTTTTCAAGACCCGCAATCAGGCCCATCTGGCCCACTGGAAAACGAAGTCCTATGCCGAGCATAAGGCACTCGGGTCTTTCTACGACGATGTGATTGACACGCTTGACAAGCTGGTGGAGGCTTGTCAGGGATCGAAGGGCATCATCGGCCACGTTGATCTTTCCTGCAAGGACGAATCCGTGGACATCATTAAGTGCCTTACGGAAGATGCAAACTGGATCTCGAAGAGCCGCACAAAGGTTGCTCACGGGGTCCCCGCAATCGAGAACATCATCGACGAACTCGTCGGCACATACCTCTCCACGCTATACAAGCTGAAGAACCTTTCATAGGGCGTTCTAGATGCTCTCCAAGCTCAAATTCCAGCCCGGCATCAACCGTGACACGACGAGCTATGCCAATAGCGGCGGGTGGTTTGACTCGGATTTCATACGCTTCAGGAACGGCCTCCCGGAGAAAATTGGCGGCTGGACGAAGATATATGCCAACCAGACAGCGCTGATCGGCAAGTGCCGCAAGCTGTATGGGTGGTCTAGCCTTGTCGGCACCAACTATCTTGCCATGCCGACCAACATCAAATTTTACGTTGATGATTCCTCGACCATAGTTGACATCACGCCCCTTCGGCGAACATCAAACCTTGGCTCAAATCCGATAGCGACGGTAAACGGTTCAAGCAACGTGACAATCACAGACGTTGCTCACGGGGCGATTGCCGGTGACTATATAACCGTGTCTGGCTCGTCGAATGTAAACGGTATACTTAGCACCGCCATCAATACGGAGCTAATCGTCCAGAACGTCGTGAACGCGAACGCCTATACCGTTACCACGACAGGCACCGCAACATCAACTGGTTCTGGTGGCGGTTCAAGCGTATCGGTAGAATATCAGTTCCATCCCGGCATATCCACCAATGTTACGTTTGCAGGCTGGGGCAGTGGTCCGTGGGGTGGTGTATCTGGATCCTATGGCTGGGGATATGGCCCAGACAGCACCCTCTCAACGTACTACAGCGGCCTATGGACGGTGGACAACTATGGCGAGGACATGGTCGCCTGTCCGCGCGATCTCACCAACTATTACACCCTTGGATCAAATCCGCTTGACCTGACAAACGGCAGCAACGTCGTGACCGTCACGCAGTTGAACCACGGCTTCTCGAATGGAAATGCAGTAATCATCGGTAATGTTTCTGTGGACATTGGCGGCGTCTCTGTTTCCGCCCTGAACGGAACGCATACAATTTCCGTTGTCAACGCGAATGCGTACACGTTCACCGTAACGAGCAACGCCACAACGACGGAGTCTGGCGGCACAGGATGCGAAGTTTACACATCATCCATCGTCTATTGGGACATCACCGACACGGCCGGCCCCGCCGTCAGCTTTAGCAACCTTGGGTCCGTATACTCCAAGAAGTATTTGCCGTATGTCGCAACTGAGATTTTGGTCTCCGACCAGAACAGGCAGATCATCGCTTTTGGTTGCAATCCATACGACGTTACGCAGACGCAGGACAAGATGACAATTCGCTGGTCTGATTCGTCCGATCCAACGAATTGGGATGCCGCAGACCTCACAACAACTGCTGGCGACAACAGGCTTTCTTCGGGGTCGTATATTGTCACAGCCGTCCAGAACAGAGAGGAAATCCTGATCTGGACCGAAACATCGCTTTACACGATGACCTACATCGGTCCTCCTTATGGATACGGCTTCAACTATGTCGGGTCTTCCTTTGACATCATAGGTCCGAACGCAAAGATCGTCGCTGGCTCAGCCGCCTTCTGGATGGGGTCAAACAACTTCTACTCCTACAATGGACGCATTGAACCGCTACCCTGCACGGTCAGGGATTACGTGTTCTTGGATCTGGACACCGACAACGGCGACAAGGTCTACTGTTCTGCCGACTCCGGCAACAACGAGATCATCTGGTTTTACCCGTCAAAGACGCAGTCCACAGAGGACGGGGTTGCCCCGGCTGATGTGGAGGTTGACCGTTATGTCGTTTACAACTACGCGGAAAACGCTTGGTATTACGGAAGCCTTGCTCGCACAGCTTGGATTGATCGGACGGGCAGAACTACCCCCCGCGCCGTAAGCGTGGACGGATACCTGTACGCCCAAGAGTCCGGCTTCAACGATGGCAGCACCAACCCCGAAACGCCGATCAACGCATACATCCAGTCCAGCCCTGTAGAGATCGGGGAGGGCCAGAAATTCATGTTCGTGAACCGCATTATACCGGACCTCACGTTCAAGAACTCTACAGTGCATGACGGCGACGTGGAGCCGATTGTCAAATTCACGATCAGGCCGCAGGACTATCCGGGTTCCGCAATTGGCGCTGGTGATGAACGAAACGCCCAGAGGAGTTCCTCGGCAACCCTTGCCGTTAACAGGTTTACCGATCAGATGTTTACTCGCATCAGGGCAAGGTCCGTTGCTCTCCGGGTAGAGAGCGATGAACTCAATGTCGCTTGGCGTCTTGGGGTGCCGCGCCTTGACATGAGGGAGGATGGTCGTCGATGACGGGCACAAAATCTGCTCTTCCGCTGGCCACCAAGGACTACAGCCAAGAGTACATGAACAGGCTTATCAAACAGATTGAGATTAGCCTCCAGAAGCTCGACGCAATCAGGCCGATAACTGTTGCTTCCGACCTTACAAATCAGGTCGCGGCATTTCCCATTTCTGGCCTGACAATCCAGAACATACCCACAACCTCAACCGGCCTTCCGTCTGGCAGTGTTTGGTCAGACGGCGGCATCTTGAAGATCGTGAGCTAATATGTATTTCAACGGAATTCCACCAGCGTTTGGGCAGGCCCAATACAACAATCCGCAGGACCTTATGAATAAGCCCGTTTTCGGTTATAATCAGGGTATTAGCGGCATTCAGTCAAACCAGCAATCACAGTGGTCGCCACCGCCGCAGCTTGGAAACATTGGCGGCTCTGGTCAGCCTCCGCAGCAGCAAAGCTCAAGCGTAAATTCCACCACAGGGGGTGCCGGTAGGCAAATTATGCCGCTCCAGTCCTACAGCAAGCCAATGGCCGGTCAGGCGATGGCGCGTGGAGGGGTTGTTAACCAGACCCTCGAAAAGGGTGGCGTGGTTGCTGGCGGCATTTCGGCCCTTCGTGGGCAGCACCCTAATCCGCGTCAGGCACTTGATCGCTATGATCGCATGTTCGGCAGGGATGCCACAGCAGAGCTTATCCGCGCCTACGCAGATGGAGGCGTTGTGTCCGGCCCCGGAAGCGGGGTCGCAGATTTGGTCCCCGGTTCAATTGATGGCCGAGAGGATGTCCGGATTGCGAGCGGCGAGTATGTTATTCCGGCGTGGGCTGTTGCCACACTTGGCGATGGTTCGACAGAGGCCGGTGCAAAAGTCCTAGACGCCATGGTCGCGCGTCTGAGAGAAGAAGGATCCGAGCTTATCAAGGGATCTGAACCCATCAACCCCAGCGAATTTCTTCCGGCGTAAAAAATGGCAAAGACAGAAACAGGTAAATCGGTAGCCGACTACGTACAAAACGTACTAGATCAGGCTCAAAGTGGCGGAAGCGCGGCCATTGAGGCTGGCTATCCGGGCTTGTCTAAATACACGATGGAGTACTTGCGTGGCCTCCCGGGGCTAGGCCAGTATGGCGATGCCGAGCAGCGCGAAGCACTTCGTCGCATGGGCGATATGTATCGCCAGTATGGTCAGGCTGGCCAGTACGACATGACAAATTTTGCCGACATCGGCAGGAAGTACGAGCGGGCCGGTGAGTATGATCCGACCAGCTACGCCAACCTACAGGATGCGTATCGCAGGCAGGGCAGATACGGCCCTACGGATTTCGCAGAAGCCGACTACACCACCAAAAACATCAAGCAGCGCATGTCTCCCTATGAGGAGCTTGTCGCAAAGCGGGCAACAGACCGCCTTCAGAAGCAGTACGATGAGGCGGCATCAAGCCGCGCCCTTGAAGCTGCTCGTGCGGGTTCCTTTGGTGGATCTGGTGCGGCAGTTGCCCAAGAGGTAGCCCGCCGCAATATGCAGGAGCAGATGGCGGATGTAAACGCTCAGAGCCTCCAGAACGCATACGAATCTGCCGTTGGTCTCTACGGCAAGGAGTTCGCCGACAACATGGCGGCACAGCAGGCCGAGGAACAGTCACGTCAGTTTGGTGCCAACCTTGGTCTTCAGGGGCTTCAGGGCGCTATGGCTGCCCGTCAGGCTGGCGAAGCCTCAAGGCAGTTTGCATCTCAGGCTCAGTTTCAAGGGCTTCAGGGCCTTATGGGCGCACGTCAGGCCGAGGCTGGTCAGATTGCCGCCGCAAAGGAAGCGGAGCTTGCCGCCCTTCAGGGTCGCGCATCTTCTGCCCGTGAGCAGGCGCTCCTTGCGGAGCAGAAGAAGAACATGCAGCTTACGAACCTCGCGGCCCTTCAGGCTGGAGGAAATTTACAAGAGCAGTACAACTTGGCGCAGCGGTATTATCCGCTTCAGGTTTCGCAGATGCAGGCTGGCGTCTTGGGCGGCATGTCAGGCGGCTATCAGCCCGTGAAATCAATGGGCAATGATAAGCCATCTTGGCTCCAAAATGCCATCGGCCTCGGATCCGCCGTTGGTGGAATTCTTCAGGGCTTTGGTGGCTTCCGCAAGGGTGGCGTCGTCTATCGCGGTGGTGGCCTCGCCGATCTTGAACCCGAATACTACGATCAGTACGAGCGCTAAAAAATGCCCAACATCATTGAACAGCAGGATCTCCTCAAGGGCCTTCCAGACGCTAGGCTCTCTATGCTCATGCAGAACCCGACGGGTGACATCCCGCCGTTCCTTGTCGCGGCAGAAGCACAGCGCCGTCAGTCCATTCGTGAGCAGTTCTCCGGTGGTCCGCAGGAGTCGGTTGTCGATACACTAACTAAGCAGCTTGCGAGTGTGCCGCAGAATATTGAAGCCCCGATGCAGACGCCGCCCCAGATGCCGCCGCCTCAGATGCAGGCTGGCGTTGGCGCTCTTCAGCCGGGCATGCGCGATGGTGGAATGGTGCAGCGTTATCAGGACGGAAGCCTTGTTGAAAGGTATTACCGTTACGGTCCTCGTGGTGCTGGCGCTCCGATTACGCGCGTTGGGGAGACAAGCTTGACGAGCGGCATATACAATTTCCTTTTCCCGGGCGGTGAAGGGACAGCGCCGTCTGGCGATATACTTTCCGCTCCGACGGTGGAAGAACTCTCTCGGATATCAACGCAACGCCGCGAGGCCGAGGCTGATGCTGGCCGCACGAGGGAACCGACAATGTATGGTATGACCGCCGCAGAGAGGCGGGGCATGCCGCTGTCCAGCCCTGCTGCGCCAGCCCAGAAGCCACGCGACGAAACCTCTGGTCAGGAAGACACGTCCGAAGAAAACCAATCATCCGCTCAAGAAGCCGCGCTTCGCAAAAGGCTTGAAGATCTCTACGGCCAGACTGGTGTGTCTGATTGGGAGAAGGCTCAGAAGTGGTTTGCTGCTGCGCAGGCCGCAATCAGGCCGGGACAGAGCAATTGGGAGGCTACCATAAATGCTCTTGCTGCGTTTGGTGGTGGTGCCGCAGAAGAGAGGGCGGCGGAACGTGAGGCGTTAATCGCCCGCGAGAAGGCTATGCTTGAATGGGATATGTCTCAGTACGACGCAGACCGGAAAGAAAGGGCGGCAATTGCCGCAGATACGCTTGCGTATAGGCGCGAACTTGATAAGATGAACATCCTGAGCCCGGCGGACGCCGTGAAGGGGTACGTTGAGGAATTGAAGCTTTTGGATGCCGAGCTTAACGCTGACATACCGCCGAGCGAAGATAGGCGGGCGCAAATACTTAGCGAAATGAACGGACTGAGGACGGCAATTGCGACCGTAAGAAAAGGCGTTGGTTACGGCGCTGGTGGCGTCAGCGACATGAACACAATGCGACAACTTGCTGCCGGACAGTAACGAATGGTCAAATCCGTATATGTCCCAGAGGCCGGTGGCATCATCGACTTCCCCGATGAGGCTACGCCGAAGGATATCGTTGCCTACGTAGACAGGGTTTACGGTGGCGTTGGTGCTGTTCCCACCGAACAGCCGACCGGCCCCGATGAATCCACTCTGCTTGGCCGTGCCGCATACGGATTTGCAACTGGCCTCACGGACATCCCAAGCGGTATTGCCGCCCTTGCCATGCCAGCCGAACAGGTGGCAAAAACAACGGCGGGCCGCTTCTCAGAGGATGCCCGGAAATACCTTCAGGAAACATTCGGCATTGACCCGACCAAGGATCCGACTGCGGCACAACAGGCTGCGGAGGCTCTTGGTAGCGTCGGCTCCTTCCTTGTACCCGCAACCGGCGCTGCGAAGATTGCGGCGCTTGCTGGTCGGGGTGCCAAAATTGCTGGTGCTGCCGGTGCCGCCGCAGATGCTCTTGCGGCACAGAGGGCGGCCAGATTGGCTGGCAGCGTAACTGCGGCAGGACAAGGTGTGGCCCTTGGTGCCGCGCAGCGAACACAAACAATTCAGCAGCAGCTTGCTTCCGGCATGGAGATTTCCCCGGAGGATCAGCTTGCCGCTCAGCGATTGGACGCCCTTATTGGCATTGCCGAGGCGGCCCCGCTTGAGCGGTTCTTCGGGCCTCTCACCCAGATACTCAGCAAGGTTCCCGCATCCAAGGCTCCCTTGGTTGAAAGGATCGTCAAGAGCCGTCTCTCGAAGATCACGAGAGCCGGTGTTGCGGAGGGTGCGCAGGAAGCCGCCTCCGGTATCGCCAACGATCTTGTTGAGTACGGCGTTTACAACCCCGACGTGGAGATTGGTCAGGACCTTCTCAGCAACGCGGGCACTGGCGCATTTGCTGGCTCCTTCGTTGAGGGTGTCATCCAGCTTGCCGCTGGCCGTAGGCTTCGTGGCGCTCGCCAGCTTCAGCAGGATATAGCGGCAGAGAAGCAGCAGAATGCCATTGCTGCCCGGCAAGGTCTGGTTTCTGATGCCGCAGAAAAGCTGCGGCAATACAACATCGACGGACCCGTGGAGGTTGTAGAGGACGAGATCGAGAATGTCCCGATCTTCTCTCTGAAGACGCCTGCCGGTAACGTGATTGGTGAATTTGCTGACCGCGACTCCCTGAATGAGGCGGTCGGCATCTACAATGCCAAGACTGGCGCGAAGGTGGAGATCCGCGAGCCCGCCAAGATCCCCGACATCTTTCCCGTCAAGATTGGCAAGAAGAAGTTCGACAGCCTCGATGCCGTCAGGACGGAGCGCGACAACCTGATCTCTCGTATTCAGGCTGCCAAGGTCCTCGCCACAGATCCGATCCGCATCAAGGAGGGTGCCAGCAAGATTGGCGTCTCCGAGCCGTTATATCAGAAGAAGGCCCAAGACAACTTCGACAAGCTTGTCCGCGAGGTCGAGCCGCTTGAGGCATTTGTATTTAATGCCCAGCCAACCCCGCCATCGGAGCCGGTCGGCGACGAGCTTGGCCCGGATCGCATCAAGGCTCTTCAGGGCCTAAAAATCGCCCCAACAGAGCCTCTTGCCGAAGCCTCTATGGAGCCCGTAGAAGCCGTTTCTGCCGTGGAGCCATCCCAGACCATCGGGGCCACAGAAACCGCTCCAGCGCCTTCTGGCGAAGGAATTGCGGCCATTCCGGAGCCTCCGTCGGTCTCCGAGGAAATCACCGCCACAGGACCAACCCCAGTAGACACGACCGAGCAGAGCTTGTCTGCGGGGCCTCTACCTGAAGTTGCGGCACCCAGAAAGCCGGTCAGGCAAATCGAGGCCGAAACCGTCACGCCGCGCGACTACACCCCAGAGCAGAAGGCTCTCGACCAGAAGGTGTACTCGGAGCTTCGCACGCGACTGTCCTCCATCGTTCCCGCCGAGGTTTCGCTGAAAGTTCGGGACGTGATCGACACCCAGCCCGGATACCTTGTCCGTGGCTTCGTCCGCTCTGACGGCACAGCCAACGACATGAAGGTCGTCGTCGAGATCGCGCAGGGCGTCATCGACCCGAGGCTCCCTGTCGAGGATAACATCAAGGCCCTGATGGAGACCTTGAACCACGAAATCATTCACGTTGTCCGCCGCATGGGCCTGATCCGCCCTGCCGAGTGGAACATCCTCTCAAGGGCTGCCCGCTCCGCAAAGGTGCCGGGGAAGAAGTACACATACCTCGACAAGGCAGAGGCCGTGTATGCGCCCAACGGCGAGCCGATAACCCCCGAATATGCAGACCCCGAAGTTCTCCTCGAAGAAGCCGTCGCGGAGATGTACAAGGATTGGGTCATCAATCGGACTGCCCCGAAGAACACCGCAGGTCTCTTCAACCGCATCACGGAATTCTTCCGCAGGATCTTCCGCACCCTGAAGTCGAATGCGCAGGAGGCTGTGTTTAAGCGTATTGAGTCCGGCGAAGTTGGAAAGAGAGAAGTGGCCCCCGTTGAGGTTGGGCAGCGCTTTTCTGCCAGCCCCCTGCCCGGTGGATCTCCGTTGTCTAGGAATTTAGAAGACAAGGAAAGCAGGGAATTTGGTCTCTATCCCTACCTTAGAACTGCCGCCAGCAGGTACTACGATCACAAGCCAAAGATCACGGGAACCACCAATCCCAATAATGCCGCAGCCCAGATAGCAAACTTGGATCAGCTTTTAAGGGATCACCCGAACACCCTTGCAAGCGACAATGCTTGGGCCGATTACGCCGCCGACGCGCTTGGTAGGTCAGCCGATCCAAGCACCGGAGTTCCCCTTGCGCCATACAAGGCGGTCTTGTTCGCAAATAATCCACGGCTCATTGCCGATCAGATTGGCCGCATGACACCCGGGCAACTGAGGATGGCAGAAGAAGGGCTTTCGGCTGCGAAAGAATTTGAGCAAGCCTACAAAGATGGAACCGCCACCCCGGTACACACGGCCAAGCTTATTCTTTGGGGCATACTGTCCCGTGGCGTAAGCCCGTTTGTTCAAGAGAGCATGTTCTTGGATGTCGTGAAGCCAGTTGGAATATCGAACCGAACTGGCAAGCTTGCGGGCGGCATAGACCAGTTTATCCAAGATGCAATTGACGGTGAATTCGACCTTGAGGCTTACAAGGATTACGTAGGAACGCTCAAGATTGACGGGCTGCCGGGCGCGGGAACGACGCACAACCTCGGGGCGTTTGGCGAAACAACCCTTGTCAAACTTCAGCAGCGCGTCCCCGACGGCAGGACACTGCTCCAGTATCTTCACGACCTAATTCAGGATTACTCTCTGAGCGGTAAGGACATCCGCCGTCTGTTCCACACTGTTAACCCCGGCATTGGCATCAACAACAAGGTCCTGTCCTTTGTTCTGCTTGTCACGGGCAGGGACGACGTTATGGTTCTTGATCGCGTCCAGATGCGTAACCAGTTCAACGACGGGACATTCAACGATTACAATTTGTATGACGGCATAAAGATCCCGAAGGAAGTGCGGACCAAGACCGGAGAAATCAAGACAAAGAACGTGACCGACACCGGGAGCGGAATAGCTCATCTCGGAGACGGCATTCGCGGTCTTATGTACTACGAGGCTCTGGAAAGGGATCTGGCTCCGGCCATCCGAAAAGCATACGGCATGCTTAATCGCGGCAACCAATATTCAATGGGAAGGTATCATTGGGAAAGTTGGGTCGCAACGTCGGCACAAGAAGTCGATCACGGATCAATATCCGGCCTGCTCAAAGATGCGGTTGGAGAAGTGGACCCATACCGTGACGTTTACACGGGCGAAGGAAAGTACAACACGTACAACTCCGGAATGAAGTACGGGTACACCGACGCAGGAGAAGCCTACATCGGACTTCCTGACGGCCTTGGACGGCATTACTACTTCACCCCGGAGTATGCGAAAAAAGTTGTAGAAGGCTATGAAAAGCGCTCGACAGGCATCATCAGGGACCCCATATTTAAGGTCAGCACAAGCGTAGAAGGACCGTGGTATGATCGACCGGAAGTTGACAAACAAAAATTACGTAACTACCTCCGGGCCAAGTCGGAAGAATTCCGGGCTGAGCGCGGACGAGCTTTTCGCAAGAGGGTTCAGGAGGCTGGCAAAAATAACGCCACTAGCCCCGGACCCGGACCCGTCAATGCCGTCGGACGGAGGGGAGGAGTTCGCCAACCAGTCGTAACCGACGCAAAGTCCATCGCGGATAAGTATGTTAAACGCGATGGCGGCGATGTGAGGTTCTCCGCTGCCCCGCTTCCGAGCATCCTTGAGCAGAAGAACAAGGCCCTGTTCGCCCCGGCACCCAAGAAGAGCTTCAAGGACATGATCTTTGATTTCTTCCTCGGCGAAGCCCCGACGGAGACGCTGCTTACCACTCAATACGGTCAGACAAAAATCTCCGCTCTCACCCGCGCAGCCCTCATCGGGCGCACCGCAGCGGTGGACCGGAATGCCATGATCGAGTTTCTCGAAAAGCAAGAGAACCTTCTGACGACCGGGGATATGTCTCGCCTCACGGCGGACTATTCGCCGCTTGTCTCGCTCCTCAACAAGGACCGCGCCTCGCACCTTTTTGCCGCCGCCATGCTTCGCGGCAACATTGCCGTGAACAAGCTGAAGACTGGCGACATCCTGTCTGCCACCCTCAAGGTTGAGGATAGCCCCGACAACCTTATGAAGGTGTTCGAGCTTATGCTTCAGCCGGGGCCTCCGGATCCGACGACAAACGAGCCCCGCGACAAGCGGGAGATCTTCCGTTTATACGCGACAGCGAAGCGGGCTATTGGCCTGAAGGCGGAAGGAAAGCGTGTGCCGAAGGAGATGGACGACAACTTCATCAAGACCACAATCTCCTTCACCGAGCAGAGCTATCCGGAGATCGTGGAAGCGTACAAGATGTACCAGCGCTTCAACCGTAGCCTTCTAAAGGCTGCGGTCGATGCTGAACTCATCACGCCGGAGTCCTTCGCCAACCTGACAAAGAACATGGACTACTACGGCTACTATTACGAGGTGTTCGAGGAGGTGTATGCCCCCGGGATGCCGAAGAAGGTGGCTGGCCGTTTCAACCTTCGCCCCTACAAGGGAACCGAGCTTGGTGGGCTTGCGAATGATCCTATGCAGGTGATGCTCCAGAACTCGATGTTCTGGACTGAAGCCATCGCCAAGAACCTCGCCGCAAGGAAGTCCTTCGAGCTTGCCCGCAGGATGGGCGTTGCCCGGCTTCTCGGCACAGGAGAGGACCCCGACCGTGGTCGCGGAGAGGAAGATCAGGTCATGTTCTTCCGTGACAAGGGTGTGGACAAGAGGTTCGCCGTCAGCGATCCGCTTCTTGTATCTGCGCTCGGCTCTGACGACCGCATTGATGTCGGCAAGTTCTGGGAAATGATTGGCTTGCCAACCCAAGTCCTGCGCGAAACAATTACACGCGACCCCGGGTTTATGGTCGCCAACCTCATGCGAGACACCTTGTCGGCGTGGATCACGAGCGGCGCAGATATCATGCCGTTTATCGGCACTGTTAAGGGCTTCGCAAACGCATACAAGAACGGGGCCAGCTTCCAAGCCCTTCAGGGGCGCGGCGTTGTCGGGTCCTACGATCTTGCGATGCTGGGTCCCGCTGATCTTGCAAAGCGAATCCGCAGTGCCACAAAGCCGAAGGGCGTAACAAACATCACGAGCCCAGACGCTCTAATCGGGGTTGTTGGTTCTCTCTGGAACAGGCTCGGTGCCGTGTCTGAAATGTCGGACGCAGCCACCCGTATTGCGGTCTACGATTCCGCCATCAAGCAGGGCTTCAGCGAGGCCGAGGCAGCCTTCCGCGCCCTTGAGATCATGAACTTCAGCCGTCGTGGCGCAAGCCAGACGCTTTCGATCCTGACCAAGCTGGTGCCGTTCTTGAACGCCCGCATTCAAGGTCTGGATGTTCTGTATCAGGCTGGCAAAGGCGCTGTAAAGATTGTTACCGGCAGGCAGCAGGGCCAGAGGGACGCCGATCTGGGAAAGAAGTTCCTCATCCGTGGCGGCATGCTGGCTGCGATATCCGTCGCCCTTGAGATGCTCAACGACGATGACGAGGATTACCAGCAGCTTGACGACTACATCAAGAACTCGAACGTCCTGATCCCGCTTGCGGGCTTTGGGTTGAAGGGTCAGTTCATCGCTGTGCCGAAGCCGTTCGAGGCCGGTCTCCTGTTCAGCACATTCCCGCAGCAGTTCTACAAGACCGCAACGGGGCAGGCTTCCACAAGAGAGAACGCGGCGCTGTTCTTCTCATCGTTTGCATCTACCTTTGGTGTGAACCCGATCCCACAGTTCATGCTGCCGCCCCTTGAGGTGATCGTCAACCACGACTTCTACACCGGCCTCCCGTTGATCTCCGAGGGCAAGGCAAGGCTTGCGCCGGAACTTCAATACAACTCCGGCACATCCTCCCTCGCCATGATGCTCGGGAAGGTTCCGATCTCCTACAACTTCACCACAGGCAAGTTTGAGGGTGTCAGCCCGATTGTCATTGACAACTTGATCAGCGGATACACGGGTCCGTTCGGCACATACATTGTGCAGGCTGCTTCCCTAGCAATGGAGGGCGTGGATGCCGGTCCAGAGCGTCTGCCGCGCAGCGTGAGCCAGCTTCCGGTCGTTCGCCGCTTCTTCATTGACTCTGAATACAAAAACCCGAAGGTCGTGAGCCAAGCCTACGAACTATTCCGGGTCGTGGATGAAGCCAACAGGTCGTACAGCAGGCTTCGTCAGATTGGTGACGCCGAGGCGGTCAAGGACTACCTCGACGAAAATCGTGACATTCTCTCCTACAAAAAATATGTCTTCAAGCTTGTCGATGGTTTAAACAAGCTGAGCGCACAGGAGCGTCGGATCGAGTCCGACCAGACCATGACGCGGGCAGAGAAGTTCGAGGCCATGGCCAAGCTGCGCGAGACGCGCATGAAGCTTGCCGCAAAGGTCACGGAGATCAATGCAGCCCTTGGCCGCTAGACGCAGGACGTGATACTGCTCACGGCATTCTCGACCAGCTTCTTCCCGCTTGCCTGTTCCGCGTAGTACGCCGCCATTCGTATGGACTTGTGTCCAAGGATGGCGGCGATCTCGTTTATAGAGCTTCCGTTCTCCGCGAGAGACGAAGCAACGCCCTTGCGGATGCCGTGGAACGTCTTCTCGATACCGATCCCGTCCATCTTCCTGCGGAATGCCGCACGGAAAGCGCCGTCCGTCATACGCACCTTACCAGACACGATGAAGTAGTCTTCGGGGTCTCCATTGCGAATGGCATCCAGATAGTCGATCAGATCCTTGTGAAGCCGGATCTTCAACTCACGCTTGGTCTTCTGCTGCGTAATGCACAGGTAGCCATCGTCGATGTCGGACCAGCGCAAACCGAGGATGTCGGACTCGCGTTGGCCGGTGTACCACGCGATTGCCACCGCCGTAGAGATCTTCCTATCATTCAGGGCAATCACCTTCCTGACCTCGTCGGGTTCCCAACGAACGTGAGAGCCAATCTTCAAGGACTTGAGCCCCGCAACGGGGTTCGCCGGAATAATGTCCATGTCAACGCCATAGGACATCGTAACAGAGGCAACGCGGGTCATCAGGTTGACCAGTGCCGGGCGGTGACGCAGACGGGCTTGCATTGCGAGGAACGTGGAGCGGCGAAGGTTGGATACGTCCTCCTTGCCAAGTTCATCCTCAAGCCTCTTCGAGCAGTAGACGTAGGCTTGCTTCGAGCGGTGCGACAATTTGTCAAACCCCGGCGAAGCCTCGTATAGCCGGAACAGCTTTGCGAAATTCATTTCGGCACTTCCCCCTTCTTCACGGCAAGCTCGAACTCGTTTTTCAGGACGTTGAACTTGCGACGTGCGTCCTCGTTGGTGGCCAACTCGGCTCTGGATTTGACGGCACAAAATTCTCTAAGGGCATCTGCTGCGGCAGCCTGAGATTCATCACGACTGTAACCGCGATCAGCAAGCCAAGAAACGAACCTAGGATTACGGCACAGAAGACCGGCAATATCCACCGCCTTATCACCTTCGCTCTTCTCCTTTGGCTGGACGACTTCGTCCTGATCGTTTAGACGCGCAAGCACCATCACGTAACGGGATCCGAGAGGATCGAGGACCAGATCCTTCGGCAGATCATTGGGATGGATGGCCAGCTTGAGGATGTGGCCGTTCTTGTCCTGTGACATGGCGATCTTAACCACCTCGCACTGGAGCGTATTCTTCTCTGCCCACTCAGTCATTGGTGTCTCCGTCAAACTCTTCGTGCTTGCTCACCTTGCAGTTTCCTCCCGAATCTTGTTGAATCCGGTCATCATCTCTTCGTAAGCTTTTTTGTATTCAGCCTGAAGAAGGTTGATGATATCGCCGAGGACATCGACACGCCACAAAGCTGACTCATCGTCTATCGCAACATCTAAGGTCACATCACCCTCGCCGTCAGCAAAGCTTGCGTACATTTTGCCGATAATTTTGCCCTTTCTTTCGCCGTCGATGCGCCTGAGAAGGGGGTTTGCAAAGCGATATCCATATCCTGTCTTTGACATAATTAGCTCCTCTTTGGCTGCTTAGAGCGGTTGGCCTCCTTCGAGATCACCTGCGTCGGCACACCATCCAGAGATCCCTTGCGGGGTGCCCCGATGTGATCCACTTCCTTGCCGTCGCCCTTCTTGACCTTGCCAGCGGCCATGGCCTTCTTGCGGGCGGTGTTACGTTGAGCGCGGCGCTTCTTCTGCTCCGGGGTCGCGTGAAATTCCTCGTATTCCTTTTTGTAGTTGCGGTCTGCCATTTCATTTTCCTTAAAGATATTCACTGTGTGTCGTGCGTGTTTCCTGACTACCCTTGCAACATCCTTCATTGCGGATGATTTTATCGGGTTGTCCTCTTCATTGGAGACACTCTCCAACCTCTTTGCCACATCCCGTAGGACAAATTCAACAGCCTTGGCCGCCCTTGAGATGCTTACATCAATCTGCTCGGACACATCTTTTACCAAGCCGCCGTCGAGATACGTCATCACCATGACAGCATCCTCTTCATCTGCTCGTATTGATCGTCCAGTTCCTCCCACAGTGCCTTGAACTTGTGGGGCGTCCAGAGGGCGAACTTGAAGTAAACGTATTCGTCCCGGTACATAACTGCGTAGCGTTCGCCGTGCTTTATGGACCTCTCGTGATTGTGCCGCCGATCACACAGCTTGATCAGCGTGGCATCCGGGTCGCGGCGGATCATGTGGTACGTGCGAAGGTGACGCTCCATCCGGTTGCGGCCAGCCTTGTCCGTCAGTAGGGACACGACCTCCTCCACCGAGTCGCCGAACCTCTTGGCGATCTCTTCGGGGTCCGTGCTGGTGTCCTCGACGATGTCGTGCAGCCAAGCAGCAGCTATCAGTTCCTCGGGGCTGCGGCTGTTTACATGCGGGTCGTAGTGCTTGCGGACGTTGGCCACAACGTCACGAAGATGGTCCCCGATCTTGAGGCAGCCATGCTCCTGCTCACCGTGCCGCTCCAGCGCGAACGACCCGGCGGCGTCGTACTCAATCTTCTCTCGAAGCTTTACCTTAAACGTCATCTTTGCCCTCCTTCATTTGAGCGAGAACCACCTTAGCATCAATCCCGTGCAAGTCAAGAAATAATTTCTCGTCCCCGAAAGCGTGAAGCTCGTCGTGGTGTTTCCGGCACAAGGGTATCGTGAAGTCGTCACCGTTCTTGAGTGCCGCAGAAGCCAGATGGCCCTCGGATCTCAGGTGGTGGGCGTCTGCTGCGGGGTTCTTGCAGATGCAGCACCCGAAGCTCCGAACGTGGGCGAGATGTTTCTTGCTACGCAGCCGCGACGATTGAAGTGGCATGTCCGACATCCACGTAGGCGTTAAGGCGCTCGGCAATCCCGCCGTTCACAGTGGCCTGTGTCTCAGTCCAGTCGTAGATCGGCTCTGTAAGCCAGCCTTTCTCGTGGGAGAAGATCGGCACCACGATCAGCATCTTGTCGGGCACCAGATATAGAAAACCCCGGAAGTCAATACAGAGGGATCGGCAGATGTTTACACACCTATCCAGCTTGTCTGCGGTGATCAACCATCTGTTGTCAAACTTGTTGCGAAGCTCTGACGCCGTCATGTTGCGGCACTTAACCTCGACGCCGGAGATGATCACGCCATCCCTTGTCACGAACCCATCAAGGTCTGAGGGTTTGTCCTTCGGGGTCTCAACGAAGCTATACCGTGGGAAAGTCTCCAGAAAGAGGGTCAGCGCCTCCCTCTCCTGTTCCCTTGTCTTCTGCCCCTTTGGGGTTAAGATATCCATCGGCCACGGCCTCCTTAGCCTTGTCCAGAAGTGTCGTGTAAACGCCGAGTGCCGCGAAGGTCTTTAGCGCCTCTAAGCCCATGTTAAGCGTCACCGTGAGGCTGCCATCGCTGTTCTCAACGATGGCCTCGATCTCGATATCGTGATCACCCCAAGTCACAGATATAGCCTTGCAAGCGTAGATCCGACCTGTACCACCCTGCTGTACAGGTTGGAGGCCCACTTGTACCATGGGATACGTTCCTCGTAGCCGTAGTAGTCGTGGATGAAGATTGCGGCGTCTCGCTTCATGGCCTTCGCTTGGATGGTGGCAAGCACCGCGCCACGGCAGATGCCGTCAACAAAATATATGTCTGACTCGAAGACCTTAGTATATTTTAGGCCGGGGTCGATGTATCGTGCCGCGAAGCACGGGTTCTCCTCGAATGGAACCCCGTAACCGTAGAACCGCTTGTCCACCATCGGAGGCTCGTAGCAGTAGGTGAAGTTGTTCAGCACGGCTTCGGGCAACTCCGATTCGCCAACGGCTTTAGATACGTTGTCGTACCAGTCGGGGTTGTGTTCAATTGACACCAGCTTGCCGGTGTTAAAGTACGGCAGGAACATCAAGGTCGATCCGCCGCTGCCCCATTCTGTCATCTGCGTTTCGGGGTCGGCTGCCATTGTCTCGGCCATGAAGTTCTTGAAGAACTCGATCTCATCAGGATCGAGGCGTGGTTCCAGTTTCATATCTTCCTCCAAAATAAAAGCCCGCCGTCACGTTATGGGCGGGCAGCGCCTCAGATTGCGGGGCTCCACACAGAATCAACTACCACTATAGCCTCTCCTGTTCTTCCACTGAGGTCGTATCGGGGTGCCGGTCGCGGGAGAAAGGAGGAAACCCCACCGGCTCTGCCGTTCGGCAGCTAGTCGTTAGAACGGGACTTCGTCATCCATCCCGGCGTTTGCTGCTGCCTTTGGGCGCGTGGCTGTGCCACCAGCCTCCTTGCGCTTGACAAGGCCGGAGAGGAACTTCTCTCCTCCGTTCTTAGGTGCCGTACTCCAAGCACTGATCCAGTATTCGACGTTGTTATCGTCGGTAAAGGTGCCGTTGAAGTCCGGGTCCTTCTTGCCGTCTCGCTTTCGGTTATTCCGGAACAGCGTGAAGCGGTTCCTGTTGTCGTAATCAGCCATCTTGGCCTCCTTCGAGTTCAAGTTTCCGGGCAGAAAACGCTGCCCTTATCCGTTCAAAAACATCCGGCTTCACCTTCTTGGCCCAATCAAGCAGATTGACGTTGGCCTTCCAGTAGTCCACCAGATGATCCGTCGAGCGCGGCACGATCAGGGCGGCAATCATAAGGCCCGACCATGCGTCCCAATCGAATCCCGAATCAGAGGGTGATACCTCCCGTCTCGCTTGAAGGTCCACCTCTACCTTGGGATTGTCCACCGGCACTGTTACCACCGGAGTATCCCCGACCATTGGTATTCGTCGCCGCGTTGCCATCGTCGTCCTCCTCACTTGCGATACCAGCAATGGCGCTCAGCGTGTAGCGCCGGGCATACGAGATTGCAGATCCGATTGACTGCATCTTCGACGTGTCCGGCGGCAGGGGGAAGTTCCAGATAATCTCCGAGCCAGACGAGTGTATGACCCGCGTCTCAAGTGTAAACCCGCCGACGAGATCGCTTGTCGGGGCTTGGATGATTGAGAGGCCGTGCTTGTTAAACACGGGGATGATCGCATCACGCACAGCCGCAAGATCCGCGTACTTGCTGCGAAAATGCGGGTTGATCTTGTTCATCGTGACGTTCTGGCACTCAGCCTGTGCTTTCGCCAGTGCTGTCGCCAAGCTCTTCCTGCCATTGCCTGCACCACATTGACACGAGGCAGTAATTTCCTTTGCAACGTATTGCTGAACCGGGTCTGTGTTCGACAGAGTGTCCAGATCCACATTCTCCAGCGGCACGTAAGGCTTCGTTTGCTTCGACTTCGCTGTCATATAGCTTTACGGCGCTCTTGCGCCCCTCCTTCATGAGAGCCCATGATTCGCCACGAACCCAGCGCTCCTGATCCGTACAATATGCGACCGGCTCACCCGTGTCAACAGCTTTTTGTGCCGCCTGATGCAGCCCGACGCGCTCGGTGATATATGCCTCTTGCCCCTCCGGGGTCCACACCGGGATGTCAACCATCACGATCTGAGACTGCGGATAGTCTGCCTTGATTTCGGCTTGCTTGCGTTGCCAATCCCGCAGGATTGCGACAATCTTGAGGCTGGTTACATTGCGGCCATGGGACTTGCCAGCCAGATAGGCATAACAGTTAAGTTGTTGTTCCCATTCAGGTTTATCGCTCAAGACTGAGTAGACGGAGGTGACCTTATAATCTCTAATGGCCCATGTTCCGTCATAATTGTCAATCTGCAAATCCACGGCCCCAGAGATCCTCCATCCGAGAACGTCCGCGTACAGACGCTCCTCGACGATATGCCCCGGTATGTCCTTCGACCCCTTCTCGATGATCTTGTGGACCGCTGTGCCGAGCAAAGACGGCACCCTGTCGATAACATCCGACTCTAGGTTGTCCTTGTTTAGATTTTGAAGTACAACTATCCGTGGTGGCGAGATGATTTGCGTCACCGATAGCACGGAGTCGCCTTTGTCATACTCGTCGTCAGCCACCGCTCGAACGATTGTCTCTGGGACGCCGTGCTTGTTTGTCAGCTTCATGGACGTTCGCAATACATGAACCTTGAAGCACCGTCAACTGTTAATTTCGTTGTCCTCGGCGAACCAGCCTCGAAGGCCAACTCCCGCAGATGGACCGGCAAGTTCTTCATCAAGAGCGAGAAGGCTCTGAACTACGCCAAGGAATTCGCCAAGCAGTGTCCAGTCCTCGACCCGCTGATGGACGGGGACCTGCGCGTAAAAATCCGAATCCACTATGCTTCGAGGCGGCCCGACCTCGACGCATCGCTGATCTTCGACCTGATGCAGGAGCGCATTTACGTGAATGATCGGCAAGTCAAAGAGCAGCACCTTTACTGGGCGCTCGACAAACTCAACCCTCGGGCAGAGATAACCGTGGAGAAGCTTTGATGCTCACCGAAACTCTGACTACCTCAAATGAAGAAGCCCTCCGTCAGCAGTTGGGGGAACTTACCGCCCAACTGGACGAGATCAACAAAAAGAAGCAACGGAATCGGGAAAAGGCTCGCCTCTGGTACGAGAACAACCGTGAAAAAATGAGGGCGCGCATGAGGCGGTACATGAGCGAAACCATTGAGGGCGGCAAGACCCGCTCCCAACTCTACTACGAGAAAAACCGATTCGGATCCTTCGAGAACAGGCTTGCCCTTATGCTCACTTCTGCAAAGAATCGCTGCAAGAGCAAGGGCATCGAGTTCAATATCACGAAGGATGAAATTGCGCGGCGTGAGACATGCCCCATCAGCGGGGTCATCCTCAACTTCAGGGCCAGCAAAATCTCAGATGATTCGCCGACACTCGACCGCATCGACCCGTCAAAGGGCTATGTGCCGGGGAACGTGTGGGTGGTCTCCTACCGGGCGAACCGCATCAAGAGCAACGCCACCTCCGAGGAACTCTTCAAGATCGCCGCTGCGGTCAAGGCGGTCGAGGATCGGCTGAAGATGGGGCTGCCAGCCTGCCATGCAGAATAGTCAGAGCAGCTATGCGTTTTTGATGACGCTCCCTGACCCCACTCTTCAACCGGAGCGGGTGCTGTGGCTGCACGTCATGGCGCAGGCTGTTATTGACGCTACGTCAAGAGATCGGGAGATTCGGAAGGAGGTATCCGACTGGATCGCCCACGAAGACTTCGAGATCGTGTGCGGCATGGCTGGCCTCGATCCTGCGCATATCAGGTATGCAATTTCTGCATTGCTCAAGGATCGGAACCGCAAGCGAGCGTTTAAAAAGGCCATGGAATTCAGGTTCTTAGTGCGTACCTACGTCGAGTCACACACAGGCGATGTAGACAAGAAAAGGGGGGCTTGAGAAAGCACCCCGCCTTGTGCTAGCCTGAAGATCTGGTCGTACCGACGGAGAAATCACGGTGGGGTACGATCAGCCTGCCTCTACCACGGGGATCGTCCACAGAGGCAACCGCAGTCCGTAATGCAGAAGCGGGGACGGCTGGCGCGGCACATGCGCTTGGAAGTGGCTGCAAAGTCTGGCTAGGTGCCTAAGTCAGACCCCGAGACTCAACGACTCGTCTCAAAGGGTATAGTTGACCGGGCGGAAGAACCTTGGCAGGAATGCCGGGGTTCTTCGCCTATTGGTCCTAGCCCAAAGATCTAACGATCTGAACTCAAGGGTATAGGAAATAGGGCTTGATGGTATATCCGGTACGTGGTATGGTTGGCGGTCTTTAAGGAGGACATGATGACTACGACAACTGGAACCCCGAAGTGGGTGTGCTAGATGCCGTCCCCCCAAGAGGAATGGCTGATCAATAACACCAAGGTCGGACAGCACAGATACACCTGTCCGTGGTGTTCTTCATCTCGAAAAAAGAAGCACGACACCTGCCTCTCGGTCAACAGGGGCTACGACGCCATCATGTACAGTTGCTACCACGGCGACTGCGGGGTTGCCGGGGCTGTGTGGCTGCAAGAAACGCATAAGGGGTATGCAAAAATGGAAGAGCGGAAGCGGCTCAAGGCGGTCAACGAATACGACAGCCTTGATGAGCGGCACTATGAATTCCTGTCCTCGCGCGGCATATCCGCAGCAACGGCAGCCAAGTTCCGGCTGATCGGCGATGACTACAATGGAACCCCGGCACTCGGGTTCCCATACTTCGACAAGAAGGGCAGCCTTGATGCTATCAAGCACCGCAAACTTGAGGGCAAGGGATTTGCTTGCACCAACGGCCCCGGCACATTCTTCGGACTGGACCGAATCAAGGTTGGCGATGACCTGATCATTGTCGAAGGAGAGATGGATGTCCTCGCCATGGCAGAGGTTGGTGTAAACGCCATATCTGTGCCGAACGGGGCTAACCTCAAGGTCACAGAGGGTAGGATCGACCCGACGGAAGACCGGAAGTTTAAGTTCCTTTGGGACGCGAAGGAGTATGTCGATGCCGCCAAGAGGATTGTTATTGCGACGGACGCAGATGCTCCGGGAGAAGCACTCGCTGAAGAGATTGCGCGGCGTGTTGGCAAAGAGCGCTGCTGGCGAGTCGGCTTCCCCGAAGGTTCAAAAGATTCGAACGATGTGCTTCTTAAACATGGCGCGGAAGGTCTTCGGAAAGCAGTATCCGAGCCGACCCCGTGGCCGGTCCAAGGTCTCTACGATGCCGAGCGGTTTCGGGATCTTGTATGGGAGCTATACGACAAGGGCGTAGGCAGGGGCGAGTCTACGGGCTATGAATCGGTGGATGAGCTATACACGGTAGTGCCCGGGCAGGTGACAATCGTCACGGGCATTCCTTCGAGCGGCAAGTCCGAGTTCATCGACCAGATCATGATCAACCTTTCCACATCGAAGGGTTGGAAGTTCGGCATTTGTTCTTTTGAGAACGAACCCCGTTTACATATCGCCAAGCTCATGTCGAAGAGGTCCGGGGTTCACTTCTTTGAGGGCTACCACAGGCGCATGAACAGGGAAGAAGCCAATGCCGCATTCGACCACATCAACAGCCATTTCTCCTTCGTACATCAGGACGACGGCAGCCTTGCTGACCTTGATAGCATTCTGGACCGGCTGCGCATTGCTATCCTTCGTTTTGGCATTCGTGGGGCTGTTATTGATCCCTACAATTTCATTAGCCGTGATAACCGGGACACGAGCGAGACGGAATGGATCTCGAACATGCTCACGAAGGTCAAGGCTTTTGCAATGGGCCATGGTGTACACATCTGGTTTGTCGCTCATCCAACGAAAATGCAGCGCGGCGCTGATGGCCGCATTCCTCCGCCCGGCGGATTTGATATTAGCGGATCAGCGGCGTGGTTTGCGAAGGCTGATTGCGGGCTTACAGTCCACCGCGAGAAGGATGCTCCGGCGGTTGCTCAAATCCATGTCTGGAAGTGCCGGTTCTCATGGGTAGGCAAGCAGGGCCAGACAAATCTGTTTTACAATGTCGGCACGACGCAGTATCAAGAGATGCAGCAAGGGCAAGAGGACGGAGGCTTCGATATATGAGCGACAACGTAGTCAACTTCCCCGGCATGAGCCATCCAGAGAAGGATGAGATCACGCCGGAGAAGATCATGGAGGCGGCGAAGGACAGGTACTCAGAGCTTATCCTGATCGGGCGGACTAAGGACACGCATGTTTACGAGTGCGTGTCTACAACGGGCGTGCCCGAGACCCTGTATCACGTCACCCGCATCCAGCATCGTTTGAATGTATTCTTGGATGAGAAGCGGAACTGATCTGTGCCGGGGTTCAGAAAGGATGGCAGCGTCGATCTACGTAAGCTGCCTCTCATTGTCGAGAGGCCGCTGATGCGTCATGCCGCCGATGGTATGGCAACACAGTTGCTCCATACCGAGCCTGCTGAAACCCCGCCATCACAGCCCATGCTTGAGATTGATTCGCGGCTGCAAGGCCGAGCGCGGCTTGAAACAATTATCCACGAGGCATTACATTTAGCTTGCCCTTGGATGATGGAGAAGGTAGTATTGAAGGTGGCTAGGTACATCGCCATGATCGTGTGGCATTTGGAATACCGGAGGGATGCAGAGCGTGATGCTGAATGATACGATGAACGCATTTTGGGAAGAGCCGGTGAAAGCCGCTGAACAAGCGGTGAACGAGCCTTGTATGATAGGAAGCCTCCGGCAGACCGTCCTAAAGACCGCCGGGGAACTGATCGACGGGGATCGGGCGCGGGATTATGGTGATGCGTATGATATGCACAAGAGGATCGCGTCGGGTTGGTCGCAGGTGTTGGGGATCGACGTTAAGGCGCATGAGGTCGCGCTCTGCATGGCATGGTTGAAAATATCCCGGCTGGTCGAAAGCCCGGGCCACGCTGATTCTTATGTTGATGCGGTCGCCTATGTGGCGCTGGCCGCTGAAATACAGAAGAGGGATTCGGCAAAAGCCGGATGACGCTGCCCGCGTAGTAGGGCGATGTTGCGCTTCGTTCACCCAAATGGCACGCAACAAAAAAGGCCGGAGGATGCCCACCCTCCGGCCTTTGCTTATCAGTTGATGCTGGTGCTGCCAGCAAACACGTTAGGCGGTTCCGGCACGACGTCCTTTCCTGAACAAAAATCGTCAATGAACTGATCGCCAAACACCCGCCGCGCTTCCTTGAGAAGTAAAACGCCGATCACGTAGGAAGCGTTTAAACTCAAGGCGAGGTCGGATTTACTTTCCTCGTCGAGCCCCTTGGCGGTCATCACCTGCGAGGACTTCCCGGTTCGCACGATCTCATCCATCATGCGTACCATCAGGGCTAGCAGGACCGCGCCGGGCAGTTCCACCGTGTGCGTGTCCGAAAGTTTCTTCGTGATATCGTCCATGGCTATTCTCCTCAAAAAGCCGTCACGGTCCAACCGAGATATTCGGTCGGTTCCACTGCTGCACTGTCCAGAAACGTCACCCGTGCCATTACCTCCTCGACGGTCAGGGTTGCTGATCTGTTGTCTCCGTAGTTGTCGCCGATGATTAGCCCCTTGCCTGCGAAGGGTTGGTTAGCCCCATCGACGTGAAAGTAGGATTGCTCCTCGTTTGATTTGAGAAGCCCCTCATCATCCAGAAAAAGGGCATGATCCATGTCCCAAGTGACAACCGTGATCAGGTCCACCCCCAGAAGGGCGTAGACCTGATCGAGTGAAGCCGTCGTTTCGACTTCCTTGATTGAACGTGTAAACGGGTCGATAAGAATTCCGCGCATTGGTTCCTCCTATTTGCGGTAAGGGTCATCCACTAAAAGCAAAAGCCCGACGGCTATCGCCCCCATGAAGCCGAAGTAAAGTATAGCATCCATCTCGGCACCCGTCTATGTGTCGGGGTCGAGTGTTTTGTCGATCAGCCCAAGCCGGACTAGCTCGTCTGCTATCCTGCTTGGGGGCCAACTGATCTCGTCGGTCTCAGGGTCTCGAACGATGTAGGCGGCATCGTCCATGCGGTCATAGGCGGGCCGCATGTGTGCGCAGGGGGCGTTGCGTTTCATTGCTCGTCCCCCATCTTGGGCTCCGGCGGCATGGGGCCGGAATAATATTTGTGCTCCACCCAAGCGTGACGGATTTCCTTGAGCCGTGCGTCCGTCTGCGCGAGGCGCAACAGTTCGTGATGCGCGGCTATCGCGTCGCGCATCAGTGCCTCGTCATCTTCGTCTTCATAGTTCCAGTTGTGCAGGCGGCAGGCGTTCCAGTAGGTGCGCGGGTTCATGCTGTTTTCCTTTCCTCGTGAAAGTATGATGCCGTTTTGGTTGACCAAACAGCCTCAATTCGCACGACGCGATAGTGCTGCCCGGTCATATCGTGCAGGGTCTCAGCCTTTTCTGTTGCCGAAAGATAGGTAGGAAATGCGCCGGGATATTGTGCCAGCATTTCCGCGATGGGTTTATCGTATGGCAGGACGTACCACATTGTCTTTTCCTTTTTTCGGGCGGGATTGCCCCCACGCCGCACCGTGTAAACGATGCGGCGGGAGAGTTCCCCGGTTGAAACCCCGGAAGCCCCCGGCAGGGGGAGGATCACTTCTCCCCTCCCCCAAAGGCCAGCGGCGGCGGGTTCATCCCCTTGTTCTTGAGTTGCTCCTCAATAACGGGGCCGAGCTTTTCGAGGGCAGCCCTCGCCGTCTTGAGTTCATTGCTACCGGGTTTGGCGATGTTCACGCCCGGAATAATGATCTGGTCGGGGTCCGTCTCGACGCCCGCCTCCGGGCTCCTGCTGTGCCCGTATGAAGAGCCGAGGGCCTCGGCGACTCCGGGAGTGCTTTCCTTTACCGCAAAGGCAATCCGGCGGAAGAATGCAGTGTGCGTCAGCACATAGGCAAGCCTGTCCATTTCGATGGGTTCCTCGGCACGCTTCACTGTTACCGAGAGCATGTGCCGCAGGTTCGTAAGGTCGGCGGCAAATGAGGCCACTATCTCGCAGCGGTAGCCCGCGCCCTCAAGTCCCTCAACATAGGAGAGCACCGCAGCGCCATAGTTGGTGAATTCCTGCGCCGAGTAGGCGGATGACCCGCCCCTCTGGATGACCAGCCGCACAATGGGGCGGACCCGATCCTCGACGGGCGAAAGGTCCACCATCGAGCATGGATCACCAGCGGCAGCCAGCGCCGCGATGGGGTAGGCTCCCGCCACGTCCATCGTGATCGCGGGGGAGATGCGAGGTGCAGCCTGCGCCTCGGCAATCGCGGCCATCAGATTGCGCCGCCCCTCTGGCCACCCTTCGCGGGCCAGTTTCACGGCATCCCCGAAGGTCGCGCATCCGGTCCACTTTTCGGCGATTGAGTTGGTGTCGCGCGAGGATTTCAGGGCATTCAGTGGCTCCCGCTCTGCGGCAGCGACGAATTCACCCAAAGTCGAGTAGTGATGATTTAAACGGTCCATTGTTTCCTCCTCATGCAGCCTTGGCTGTTACCTTACCCTTAGTGTCGGCGTCGAGACCTTTCCAGATCACGGCGTCCTCAGCGTCGGCCCAAGACCAGCCAGCGGCCAGCAGGCGGGCACCGTTCACGGTCGCGCGGGGCGATACTACGTGCCGCACCTTGAGCTCACCGACGGCGTGACGCACCTTGCGGACCCGCTCTGACCACCGCCCTGCCACGGCGGGGATTTCGATATCCGCCAGCGGGTTGATGGATGCGGGAACGGGGGAGCCTTTCGGGGCCGGAAGGCCGAGCATTGCGGCCTCGAGGGCCTCATCATAGCCCCAATCCAGCACGGCGTAGCGGTCGAGGCTGGCAGCGTCGAGTTGGTTACGCCCCACATATTGCCTGTCCGCCCCTGTGCCGTAGGTGTTGGCACCAGCGATCACCCGGAAATCAGGGTGACGCTCGACGCAGCCGTCTGGGAAATCCATCCAGTCGTTTGCCAGCGCGGAGTTGAAGGCCAGCAGCGCGGACGGCAGGGATGCGTCAACTTCGTCGAAGAGGAAGACCCCGCCCGTCTCGAAGGCCTTGCGGAAGGCCGTCGAGATCACGCGCCCCTGCGCGTCGATGAAGCCACTGAGCTTATACTCAGAAGACAGGGCACCTGTGCCGTAGAACGGCAGCCCCAACATCCGGGCCGCCTGCTTCGCGGCGGTCGTTTTCCCGGACCCGGCAGGTCCGACTAGCATGACGTTTACACTCGCAGCCACGGCTGATGCCAGCAGCGGCAGCCTGTGGTGCATCATCTCAGTGCCTGAGAGCGTGACGCCGGGAGCCGTCAGGTCGAGCGTGACATGGGCAGGGCGTCCGCCGTGAGAGGCGATCAGTTCCAGCACCCGCGCCTCAGTGACACCGGATGCCAGAAGGTCGCGCAGGATTGCGAGGGCGTCCTGAGCGGCGGCAGGCCCCGGTGCTGCGACAGGCTCCGGCGCTGCTACGGGCTGCGGCGCTGCGACAGGCTCCGGCGCTGCGGCGACACCGGGCAGCCCCTCCACTATCAGGGTGCCGTCGAGGGCCAGCCGCCTCAGTTTCCGCAGGGTTGCATCGTGAGCCTCCGGGGCGATGTTGAACGTCAGCGTGGTGCCGACGAAAATCGTTTCGGCGCGCCCGCGCCCGACACCCTTGATATATTGCACGTCCATCAGGAACGAATTGAGGTCGTTTGCGGCGGGGCCGCGCTTGATGCTCACTGTGGTCATGGTAGGTCTCCTCTCTGAGATTTGCCCCATATCACGGGGCGGGTTGGGTTGCAATTAAATTGCGGCGGCGGGATCAAAGCCCCGCCAGCCGCCCGGCGTTTGAGGGCAAGTTATTCCTCGCCCTCATCCTCTCCCACTGGCACCATCTCGCAGCCTGCGGGGGAGGTAGGATATCCCTGCTCAATCCATTTCTTAGTGGTGCGGACCGTGTAGCCTGTCTCCGGGCATACCAGCTTGATCATGCGGGTTGCCTGCTTTTTCCGGGCGTGAGGATCGACTGCGGCATGGGGATATGCGCCAAGCTCAGGCAGCACCACATCGCGGAGCCAAGCGTTTAAACTAGATCCCGGCATTGCCTCAGTGGCCTTGCCTTCGAGCCCGATCCTCTGGCAGCAGGCTTTGAAGGCCGCGCCATGGCCAGCCTCGACGCCAACGGCGGCGTGAGCCATTTCGTGGATCAGCACGCCCAATGCCTTAAGCGCGTCCTCGATTGTGGGAGAGACGAACATTTCGGTGCGTCCGTCCCTCGATGCTTTAGGCGATATACAGACGCCCAGAGCCT